CCGGCAGAAACAAACTACGAATCAGGGGTCCTAGCTTTGGATCTCTGGCCGGGATCTGCTGTAGGTTGGGGTTGTTCATCGACAGTCGTCCGCTGACCGTCCCGCCCTCGTCACTTCGTAACTGGTTGATGTGACCGTGAATGCGTCCCTCTTTGGATACATACTTCATAATCGACGTGATGAACGTGCCTTGTACTTTGTTTAGGTTACGAGCTTCAACAACCAGCTTCGCAAATTCGTGAGGGTGCTCGGACAAAAAGACCTTGGTAAATGACGGCTGTCCCGTTTGCGTCCGGGCATATTTGATGCCTAATTTATCGAATGCTTTCGCTAGAGATGCTGCTGCCCAAATCTCAACGTCCATACCTGCTAGGTCGTTGATTTGCTTGAGCTTTTGTTTTTCTTCCTTCAAGAGCTGTTGCTTGGTCCTTTCACACTTATCCAGGTCAATTCGCACCCCCCGGAACGTCATATCAATGAGACATGGCGTGAGCCGTGTTTCGAGATCGAAGATTGTCTCAAGTCCTTCCTTGTTGATTTCAAGCTTGAAAAACTTGTAAAGGTCATAGGCCAACCGGGCATCTTGCTCCGCATACGGACCAACAAACTGGGACGGCAGCTTCCAAAGCTCACCCTTGGGATCAACACCAAACTCCACCGCAGCCTCCGTCAATAGTTTTTCTGACTTGGCCTCGCCTAAATAATCGTATGACAGGGCATTCAAACTGTAGCTGTAACGGTTCTCATCGAGCAGCGCAGCCATAACCATCGTGTCTACGATGTCTCCGTTGACTTCGACACCGGATGCTTTCAGCCAGCCGAGGTCGTAGGGTGCGTTGTGCATGATCTTCGGACAGTCGGTCTGCATTTGTTTTTGCAACCAACGCATAACTATGCCCTTGTCCAGGTTACCGCCGCCGGTATGAGCGATTGGGTAATAAGCTTCCCAACCATCCGTTGCTACGGCAATGCCTACGACATCACCATCCTTTCTGGGCCAACCGGGTCCGTTCTGTTTGAGGTTCGGGTCACGTGTCTCGAGGTCCACGGCTATTTCTTTGCAGCCCGTCAGATCTCGTAACTCGAATGGTGGTGTCCACTCCGACTTCGGGGTGAATAGAGGGAACTGCAATCTAGTTTCTTTTTGCATTCTCATACTCCATGAGGATTTCGACATAGTGTTTGATCTTTTTGAGATCTTGGATGCCTCCCTTTTCCCGCCATCGAGTGATGTACTTGACTATGTTCCCTTCAATAAATGGAAGCTCATTCGCCAAAATATAAGTAATCGGTTGAATCTTTTGCTTCTTGTAATGCTCACCAGCAATTTGTTCTTCCAACGCTTTCATATTGAATAGCTCCTATTAAAATTTTCGGGTTCCACGATGAAAAGATTTTGCTTCGAGCGTGTGACGGCAACATAAAACACCCGATGAATCGAATCAGAATCCTGCTCCATCGACTGCTCTGCTGCAACTGTCAGATCCGTATACAGGACCACGTTCTCTGCTTCACCACCCTTTGCGCCGTGGATCGTGCTCAGTCTTATACGAGGCGGTTGGGTGAGGTCTTCGCCTCTTCGCACCAGTGCGTTGATGTAAGCCACATCGACGCCCGGTATCTTATCCAATGCCTCATTCCACGCCATGTCTTGAGTCGCCAACAAACCATGATGGTCTCGTAGCTCTTCAAAAGTGAACGTGTCGTCTTCTTCCCCAATTATTTTCTTGTGTCCTCTTGCTACCCGGACACCGTTGCCTGACATGTATTGATACAGTGTTTTTGTGAGATCAAAGGTCACGGGCTTGCCCTGCTGTAACAACCGCCATGCTTCCAATGCTTGCCGTATCTTCAATCGCACACTATGTGATGAATCTGGATATTGAAAAAAACGACCTTGTTGTTTCATAAAATACTGTGCGCTGTTCAAATGAAACTTGGCTTGAGCCAAAAACAACCACGTGCCTTGACTGAGATCCAGTTCTTCGAATCCCGTAATACGCTTGGCGACCCCCTCTTCTCGGCGGGGCAAATATTTCTTTGGGAACCGTCGCTTGATTCTCGCGCTGATACGCTCTGCGATCTCATGGATCTTCCGAGGCACACGGTAGCTTTGCTCTAGCACCTCACTGCCACCGGGCAAGTTGATGAAATGGTCTACATCTGCCCCACTCCATTTATAAATAGCCTGGTCATCGTCACCCGCGCAATACATGCGGTCGGATTTTTTTTCAATGGCGTGGGCAATGTCCCACTGTAAGGGTGAAAGATCTTGTGCTTCATCAAGCATGGAAAGCTCAAAGTGAGGGCAAGTATCCTGTGCGGACTGAGCAAACAATTCCAGCATGTCTGTGTAGTCGTACAGTTGATGTTCCTTTTTGTATTGTTTCAAGGACCGTGCAACGTAGTCCACTTCTACCCACTTGTATTCAATTTCGCTGAAGTTGTACTCATGCCGTAGCAATGTCTTTTTCAAGCGCGACAACGTAATCAACCGTAGTATCGGTGATTCTTTTCGCAGACTATTACTGAGATCCTCTTCGACCTCATGCAGTCTGGTCTCGCCAGACACCAAACTGATACCAATTTTTTTCTCAACCTCCCGGTAATGTTCGGCTGTCATAAGTTGATCACTCTTCAAACCGGTTAGGAAGAACGCCAATGAGTGTATTGTGCGAAAAAACGGCAGATCAGATTTAGGGTCCAACCCAAACCGGTCTGAGGCTCTCTCTTTTGCCTCTGAGGCGGCTTTTCGTGTAAACGCAAAGAACGCTATCTTGTGCGGTGCTACGCCTTCAGACAGTGCCTTATCAACCAGATCGAGTAATGTGGTAGTTTTTCCGCAGCCAGGTGGACCGAAGATGCGCTGCATTAGAACGGAATCTCTTGGTCACTGGTAAATTGTGGGGTGGTCAATTCTGTATCGTCCCTGTGAAAAGCAGGTATCCGCCAAAGACGGGTAGTCTTGCCCTGTATCTTCAACTGTGAAGAGCTACCGTTCAAGTCCCGTAGTCGTTGTGCGATCTGATGTGTTTTAAAGTGTTTGAAGTTTGCTTTGATCAAATGAGATTCCAGATCTTTGAGTCTAAAGTAAGTTTCTCCTTTGTCTTCGTCTGTCCACGGACGCTTCAACAGTATTTGTTCTCTATCCTCTGCGGCTTGGTGCCCGGTGCAAAAGTCTTCAAGATGGTCATTAAACTGACCGTTTATTGAAACATCGTCAGAAACCTCGATAATACTGCCCTCTGTCTCTGACATCTCGTTCAATAACCCATTGATCCGAGTCTCCCACATGTCTTTTTTCATCGTGCGGGGCAAGAAGTTCAACTGATCCACACAAGCTTTCTGAAACGCACCTTGATTCAATAGATCATCCGTCTGCATTTCGAGAGGCTGACCCATCACATCCAAGAACCAAACTGGCGGTATGCTGTTGTATTTTCGTAGGTTAGCTATCTGCACCCCTGTCGTGACGCCCTCTATACCAAACTTACGTGTCATACAGAGTTCACGGTTGCAGACACTGTTGATGGGCGCATCACTACATTTGTAGGCGTAGTCTTTCCTCTCCAACTGCTTGGCTACCGTATTGACTTCTCCTAACGGCAAAGGCGGATGAATAAACTTCATGTTGTGTTCGAGGATTGCCGACTCCCAGCCTTCGGGGTCAGATTTGCGTAAATATACGCCCAGATTGAACAGGCCATTGTTCCTCGCCCCTTCTGGTATCCCATTCTTACACAGCATCTGTAGGCAGGGTGGACCGTCTTTCAATGGCAGATCCGGGTCATCTTCTACCTTGAGTGCTAAAACCTGTTCGTGGGTCTGGACGTTCTGATCGTATAGATCAAAAAACTCTTCTATTGTTGCTGCGGTCCCGTCTGGATTAAATGCGTAACGTAGACCGTTCTCGTGGTCAAAGTAGGGTGTATTGAGGAAGTTCCCTACATCGCCACGCTCTAAATGCAGAACAATTTGTTTTGGAAATATTTCGCAAGAACCATATCCAAGCGACACAGCAAGTCGTTTCAAAGTTTCTTGCATGTCTTTGGCGGGGATGAACTCCGTGGTAAACAAAAACACGTGAGCACCACCGGATTTACTTCGACAAACGACCAGTGGCAGTTTGGCCTTTTGCAGTCGTTCTATGAGTTCTTG